CGCATCACTTCTTGATAGATTTCTTCTGGTAATTTGAAGAGAACCATTTCGTTACAACTAACACAGCCTTCAAACTTGCCCGAGCTCATTTTACCTAGCGTTTCAAAGCCTTTTCCTAGTTCTGCGGCTTTCACTGGCTCATAACCCAATGCCATACGTTTGTCGATACTGTCGTATGTGTTGGTCGTTGATAACCAACACAAATGCATTCCGGGGACTGCGTCCTTTGGAATGTCTGGCAGAGCAGAGTTCTGCCATTTATCACGGAACGCCTCTATGCGTTCCCGGTTTGATAAATCTTCGGAGCTTTCGCTGCGTGCTTTGACTTCTAAGACCCGTTCAGCTAATCGGTCTTCTACGTCTCGCTTAATTCGTGTGTTCATGTTTTTTCCTCAATTAGGTACGGTTTTGTTTGTCAAAAGCTGCGTAGGCGCGAATCATTTTGCCACGCTTGACCGGATCATCCCAAGCCCCCGCGTCTTTGATCGCTGATACTCGCTCTTTACTTAACGTAATGGTGCCTGCTGAACGTCCACTTGGGTTGGCTGATCTACTTGATGCTGTAGGGCCACCTCGGCGTGCGCCAGATTTACCATTGTACCGATGAGGTAAACGTTGCTGAAGTCGGTTATCCAATTCATCCCAATACTCTGGGTCTGCTGGGTCCCAACCTTCAGCCGCTAAATCAGTATCCACCAACTTTGCGATTTTGCTGTCTGTGTCTCGCGCTTGTGGGTCGTACCATTTATTCTTACCCAACCAACCCGTTGCATTACGCTGAATGTCCGCGGACACTTCGTTAGGCACATTTTGCTTTGGTCGTCGGGCTTCTTCTAGTTGTTGTTTTTTGTATGCCTGAATTTGCGCCAATCTTGTTTTAGATTCTTGCAACTGTTCTAAGTATTCTACCTGAGCTTCCGCGTTACCTGATTGCGAAGCTTGCAACAACTTCATTTTATTGTACTCAACACGAGTTGCCTCGTCTTCTAACGCTTTGTCCACTTGTGCAAACTGGTATGATGTTGCTGTATTTTCTACCGCAGCTAGTCGCCGTGCCAGTTCTTCATTACGCCGCTCAAGTGCACTAATTTTGTGTTTAGATGATGCTTCACGCTCTCTAGACAACTCTTTCTTTAGTCTGCGTTCTTCACGACGAGCTTCCCGAATTCGTTCCCGGTCCTCGTCTTCATCACTTTCTTCATCTTGGTTGTCTTCAACCGCACCACCTTGTGCGTAACCTTCATCTTCGTCTTTATCTTCGTCTTTATCTTCAGCAAACGGGTCTGAGGTTTGGTCCATTGCAATAAGTGCTGAACCGTCGTCCTGTTCTTTAACAGGAATTTCTTTATCTGTGTCTGACATACTTTTATCCAAAAGTTAATTAATCTACAAAAGCTCGCATTTTTTGCGCTGCTTCAAATGATGTGATTTTTGAAATAATCTCACGCGCTTGAATTGTGATAAACACAATTGGAGCGCCTTCATCATCAGGCTGCACTACGAAACGATCACCACCATACTTGATAGTGCGTACAAGGTCGCCTACTTCACACCAAGCACCTTCAGGCCAAGTCTCCAGCGTATCTGGACTCTTGTATGCCAATGGGCCGATGGAAATAACCTTTGCTACGGTTTCGTTAAAACGTAACGTTTGCTTTGTTTCGTCTACCAGAATGATGCCGCCTTTGCTTGTGATCTTTTCTCGGCGCAATTGCACCAACACTCGGTCACCAACAACTTCAACACCGGGATCCACAATAGGAAAACACTCTTCCATCGATCGTGTATCTGGCTTGTCTTTCTCTCTAATATCAAACAATTTACATTGCTCCTTGATCTTTACAGATCGTTATCATCCTCGTTTAGGATTTCATTTATAAGGGAAAGCGCTTCTTGCAAGCCTTCCCTTTTACCCACAAATTTTTGATAGATATCAAAACTGTGAATGTTTGAACCAGAAGCAATCGCTTCGGTTATTTGTACGTCTGCTTTTTTCAAGCGACTTATGATTTCAGAAATTAAATCTTTCATATACCCACTCATACCAATGAGCGGGTATATCCGCCCTAATAATTAATATTTAGAGCCAAACTGGTCTTTAACGTTGGAATATGGACCTACTTTGCCAGCGTTACGCATTTTGCTTTGCGCTGCGCCTTTTTTCCAATTGTTGTCGCGGTGTGAGCCGGAGGCTCCTTTGTCGATCGCGCACTCTGGGCCGCCGCCTGAGCTCATCTTGCCTGTCTCTTGGTATGTTTGACGAAACCCTTTGAGATTGTTGTCTGCCATGTTACTGTCCTTGAATAGGAGGTTGTTGTGGTTGGGCCTGCATGGCCTGTTTTTGTAAATCTTGTTCGTGCTGTTGTTGCGTTTGTTGCAGCGTCTGGGAGTGTTGCTGCTCTGCTTGCGCTTCTTGTTGCACGCCCTGAATAAACTGCTGGAACTGTTGCTTTTCAACTTGCAAACCATGTTGGCGGATGTCTTGCTCTGCCGCGTTAATGGCTTGAATTGCAGACTGGTTTTGCTCGTGCTCAAGCTGCATTTGTTGTTGGTCCATGGCAGCGCCAGCACTAATCATTGCCGTACGCTCGCGAGAGGAGTTATTGATGTTGGCCAACGCAATGTTTGTAGCATTCTGTTGGTTGTCAATGTCAGTCTGCACTGAGTACTTAGTCTGTAGCTCTTGCACTTTCTGAGACAACTCCGCCACGCGCAATTGATAATTCTGCTGCGCCTCTTGCAAATCTTTCTGCATCTTGGCTTGGAACTCGGCGGTCTTGCGCTCCGTCTCTGCCATTTGCGTCTTCAAAATGACTTGGGCTGTTGGATCATTTGCTGCAGCGTTTTGCTGTTGCATTTGAGCCATTTGCTGAACTTTTTGCACCAACTCTTGCACAGCCGGCATAATGTTTTCAAATGTTTGCGTCGAGTCTTGGCTCACCATGTTAGCTGCCAACACAAGCGCTTGTTGTGCTTCCAAGTCCAATGGCTGCTCTTCATTGAGCTTAAACGCATCCTCTCCGCCCGCAGCTTGCGCCACATACGCACGCATAGATTGCAAGTAATGCAACGTAAGGTGCTGCTTAATGTGTTGCAGTGCCTGCGGTGCAAAGGTAGGTCCAATCATAGGGCTGCCGCCGTAGTTTGGATCCTTAGCATATGCCAAGTGAATAATAATGTGCGCCAAGTGATCTTGGTCTGGGTATGCCGCTGCCGGACGCCCCATTGTCATCGACACGTTTTCCAGTGCTGGATTAGATTCTTTAACACCATCTGGGTTTGGCATAATTTCGTTAATGCCGGGTACTTTTAATTGCCTGAGCATGCGACTGTACACCGCACGCATGTCAAACATGCCCGGTTGCGCAGAAGTTGCCATTTGCAACACAGCTTGGGCTTGTGCCAGACGTTGTGTTTCTGAAAAGATGTTGGGGTCTGAAACTGGACGCACATCATTATTATCAGCAAAGTCTCGCACCTCAATTTCGGTGCCGGACTGGTTGTCCATCTCTTCCAAGTACCAGTGGTTGATACGTGACAAGATGGCTAACGACTTAGCCTGACTGCGGTGCAATCTGGCATGAATAGATGAGAAGACCTTAGCGCCTTGCTCGATTAGTGCCTGTGTCGTTCCGACAGGGGCATTAGAGTTGATCTCACCAATCTTTTCTTCAGCGGTTGATACCACGCCCTTGGCCGCTGTTGTCAACCATCCAAGGAGGTTGAACAACACCGAAGATGGTTGGTTAAACGGCAACGGCATTGCCAGTTTACGCACGTCATCTACACCGGGGGCTCCTTCAATTTCGACAACTTGAGTTGGCTCAATTCGGTCTGATTGTCCAGAAATGCGTCCGCCTTTAAGCTTGAGCATTGTCTGGCTGTTTGATATGTGCGCCGAGTCCAATAAAGCTCGCAAAGAGCCAGTAAGTGCTGCGCTAAGGCCACCAATAAGGTGCGGCAAACCAATCGCATACGCGCCACGCCAAGGAATAAATTTAAACTCAACAATCCAATCGAGTTTAGTAAGTTTCTCATCCCCATACGCCCAGTTACGATACAACGACAATACTTTGCCGCTGGACTCATCGATTGTCATAATGTACGGCGCACGACGGCCGTCCGTTTCTGGATCATCATCCAGTCGTTCAAAGCACGTAATTTCAAACACACGCCGCACACCATCAATGTTTGTTGAAGGTTGCTCTTTGCCTTCAATCTTGTCGTTGGCTTTTTGCGAGCGTGTTTGCTTATCTGTTTCTAATTCACTTACATAGGCAGCCGCTTCAATGTCGCGATAAATGCCTTGCTCAATGCGTTGTAGGTAGACATCTTCTGTGATGTCTTGGACTTCAGTTACACGCTGCGACATGTAGAAGTTTGTTGTTGCATAAGGCAACAACATATTGTCGATCGGAATCCACTCAACCAATGGACGTTTTTGTTCTGAATCAAAACGCCATTTTAGGTATTGTGAACCTCCAAGTGGTACTTGGGTCAGCAACACTTCCATCTCATCGCGGTACTCTGGCACTTGTTCGCTTAACTGCCAGTTCATAAAGCTTGCTTTGTTTTCAGCAGTTTCTATGCGCTTGCGATCGGCGTCACCTTTTATTTCCGATTTGACAATGCCATCAGGAGGGAGCAACTCTTTCGACGCGCTCGCCGCGAAATCAACGCAAGCCTCCGCCATAACCGGGTGCACAACTTTAGAAGCTCCGTCAAATGTTGCACCTCCCGGTGCATCCTTTCCAAGTCCCGTTCTGCGTAAACCATCTTCATACTGTTTATCTCTCTCTTTTCGTGCTTCTCGATCAATGTCAATGTATTCAATATAATCTGTAGCCAAGCTCTCCAACACGTTCTCATCAAACGTCTCAGCCAAGTTGGCATAAAACTCTGGCTGCTCAACTGGGCCCTCTGTGGGCTTGTAGTTGATAACAACCGAACCATCTTCCAGTTCAATAACTTCTTCCTTACCATCACCCTCTGGTAGATCTAATGCTTCTTCAAGCGCCTCAATATCTTCTTGTTGGTCAATCGCAACATCCAGATCCTCGTTTCTAAGGTCTGGAAGATTAGCGCCTTGCTGTACGGGAAGTGTGGGTAAGGCCATTAATTATCTCTTTTGTGCACTAAACACGGAACCTGCAAAAGATGGGTCTTTACGCGCATCAACAAACCCTTGCTGCAGTTTAAGTTGCTCGTCTTCACCTTCGTTTAAATCACCATGGTGTCCAAGCATTTGTGCTGCCATGAGTGGCATCCACGCTTTAGACAACCCGCTTGCCGCGGTCGGGCCAATCATACGGGCTGCAGTTTTGGGCATCATTTGTGCTGCACTAGATCCGCCAATAATTGCATTTCCCGCGCCGGTGCCATAATCGCCAGTGCCAAAGTTTTCTGGCAATGCTGATAAAGCCTCGTAACCAAAATAGCCCGGTAGTGCTGTGTTTACACCAAACTTACCTGCTTGCATTGCACGTTTTTTAGCTTCTGGCAACATGCGTCGTGACTCTTGTCGATCCATGTCGCTTGTAACCGAACTTCCGGCTGCGTATTTTTGTGGTGTTAACCCATGCGCCATCATTTCAGCACGCATGTAATCGGGGTTAATGTACCCACCCTGTGCAAACCCTGTGTCTGGTCCCAACTTCATCTCTTGGGC